TGGTTCAATTCAATTCTCAAAATATTATTAATTTTGAAACTACTTCTGGATCCGTAGACGCAATTTTTTCTGGAGATACATTAGCCATAAATAACAATACGTATTATCTCGGACAGACTTTCCAATCTGGTCTATCAAACCCCGAAGTCGAGTATTATTCGGGAGAAATAATTTATGTCGACAATAGACCTTCTATTTCTCGATCATTAAATCAAAAAGAAGATATTAAAATTATTTTGCAATTCTAAGAATTATGCCACAAGATACTAATCTCAACGTTTCTCCATATTTTGATGATTTTGACAGAGAAAAGAACTATTATAAGGTTCTTTTTAAACCCGGATATCCAGTTCAGGCTAGGGAATTAACTACAACACAGTCAATTCTACAAAATCAAATAGAACAACTTGGATCTAATGTTTTAAAGCAAGGATCTGCAGTTACTGGTGGACAAGGAACGTTTTTTGATAGCTTTACTGGCATACAAATTCAAAGAGTATATCAGGGAATTCCTGTAGACTCATATTTACCAAACTTAATTGGAAAAACTATAACAGGATCTAACTCAAATGTTTCAGCATCAGTTAGATATGTTTTGAAGTCGACAGATCCAGAAAATCCTACTGGAAATCCAATCATTTATGTTGCATATAGAAATTCTTCTTCAGTAAGAGATTCTAATACCTTTTTTGATGGTGAAATATTATCAGCAAATACAAATATTGCATTTACAGAAGAGGGAATATCATCAATTCCAGCTGGATCTGGATTTGCTTCAACATTACAAACAAATGCCTCTGTAATTGGATCTGCATATGGAATTCAGAAGGGTGTATTCTTCATAAAAGGATTTCTAGTAGATGTCCCAGAGCAACTTATTATCTTAGAACCTAGAAGTATTAATCCAACTTATGCAGTAGGATTGCGAGTATTTGAAGAGATAGTAACTTCGAATGATGATGAATCTTTGAATGATAATTCAAGAGGATTTTTAAATTTTTCCGCTCCAGGAGCAGATAGATTAAAAATCACAGCGAAATTAGAAAAAAGAGAAATAGTTGTAGGTAACGTATATCCCTCTGATTTTATTCTCCAATTTATTGTTAGAAATGGAAATGTTGAAACTGCAAGAAAACGTGTTGAGTTCAACGAAATTGGGGATGAATTAGCGAGAAGGACTTATGATGAATCGGGAAATTACTATGTAACTCCTTTCAAAGTCTCTGTTAAAGATTCTGTAGACAATTACAAAGGAAATCAGGGAATTTATAAAGAAAATACAAAAACTTTTAATGGAAATACTGCCACTGATGATTTAGGTGTATATGAAATTTCTCCAGGAAAAGCATATGTGCAGGGATTTGAAATTTCAGTTCCTGGGATTAAGTTTGTAGATTTTGCTAAACCAAGATCGACAAAGGAAATAACAAATCAAGCCATTCCATACAATACTGGATCAACCTTGAAGGTTAACAACTTGTATGGATTACCAAACATAGGATTCTCCACAAATTCTTACGTAAGTTTAAGAAATGAAAGAGTTGGATCTTCTAGAAGTCAATCTCCAGGGAAAGAAATTGGTGTAGCTAGAGTTTATGATGTTGCTTTAGAAAATGGTGGATTTGATTCAAATTTTCCAGCAAGCAATCAATGGGATTTATCATTATTTGATATTCAAACATTTACTGAGCTTTATTATAATCAACCAATTTCATTGTCCGTGCCAACTCAAATTAGAGGAAAATCTAGTGGAGCTACAGGATTTTTAAGATTTGATACTGTAAATTCTGGAATTATAACAGCATATAATACAAATGGAACCTTTGTTCCTGGGGAAAAACTAATATTTGATGGAACAGAACAAGTTGGAGTGACTACTATAGTAGTTGATTATAAAGTTAATGATATTAAGTCAGTATATTCAAATGTTGGATCGGGAAGAACTTTTACTGCTGATGTTATTCAAGATATAAACCGTTCAGTCGGAATTGTTAGTATTACTAGTTATTCATCATTTGTTGGTGTAAGCACAATATCATCACCTCAAGTTGAATTTTTCAAATTAGTAAAAACAAATGATCTAGTAGCTTTTGTCAATCCAGAAAATAATAAATTAACTTATGCTAAGATTATATCGGCTAGAGCAAATGATATAACTGTAGTTGGAGTTGCTACAGTTTCTGGTGTTGTTGATGGTAGTCTACCATCTTCTACACAAACTCTATCAAACCTTATAGTATTAAGCACAAGGTATCAGAATTCACAAGATGATACTTTATATACAGTTTTACCAAAAAATAAGATTGCTGATGTCGATCTTTCAGAATCACAAATTAAAATTAAAAAGCAATTTAGCGGAACAATATCTTCAGGAGTTTTTATAACTCCAATTTTACCATCAAATGAATCTTTTGATTCTTTTGACGAGGAAAGATATTCTTTAGTAACTAATAGTGGTGTTGTAGTTCCCATATCTGCCGGTAATTTTTCAAATCTATCAGTTAATGCAAGGCAGTTAACATTAACCAATTTGTCGGTAAATGGTCCAGCATCTTTGATAGCAACTGTTAAAGTTAGCAGAATCACCAGTAAAACAAAATTAAAAAATAAAGTAGAAACTATAGTATTAGATAAATCAAAATATGAAGGTTCTGGAATAAATGTAGGTGCTGGAGAAACTACTTTAAATGACGGTCTGACCTTTGGAAATTATGCATATGGAACCAGAGTTCAAGACCAAGAAGTATGTTTGTTATATCCAGATATAACAAAAATTTATGGAGTTTATGAATCAAACTCAACTGCAGATCCAGTTCTACCAACAGTTGCTGTAAGCAATTTAAGTGGGGCAAGTCAAACTATTCAAGATTTGATTGTTGGTGAAGAATTTATAGGTTCAGAAAGTAAAGCAATAGGACTAGTTGTAAAGAAATTATCTTCAGCTTCAGGAACGTTTGAATATGTTCAAATAAACAATTCTAATCTTATTATTGGTGAAACAATTGAGTTTAAAGAATCTGGTGTAAGAGGAGTTCTAACACAAGTTACATCCGATAGGTCTACAAATATTACTTCAGGATATACATTTGATAATGGTCAAAGAGGAACTTTATATGATTATTCTAGATTAATTAGAAAATCATCATTCAAAGAACCTACTCGCAAAATAAAAATCGTATTTGAAAGAGCATACTTTAATGATTCTGATAGTGGAAATATTGTCACAAAAAATTCATACGAATTCTTTGACTATTGTGAAATCCCAACAGTTAATAAGATTTCCAACATAAATCTCCTAGACTCTAGACCAAGAGTTTCAAATTATACTCCATCAGAAAATTCAAGATCTCCTTTTGAATTTTTTGGAAGAGGTCTAACAAATTCTTCAAATGATAGTTTATCTTTACTTGCCCCAGATGAAACTATTTTAGTAGATTATTCATATTATCTGTCAAGAATAGATAAAATTTTCTTATCTAAAGATGGGGAAATAAAAGTTAAGTTAGGTGATGCTGCGGATAATCCATTACCACCAGTTCCAATTGATGGTGCAATTGAAATTGCCACAATAACTTTGCCCGCATATATGTGCGATACTCAGTCAGCTTCTATAAAGCTTACTGAGAACAAGAGATATAGGATGAGCGACATTAAGTTGTTGGAGGATAGAATTAAAAATCTAGAGTTTTATACCTCCCTCTCATTGTTGGAAACTAGCACATCATCTCTGCAAATCAAAGATAATTTGGGACTTGATAGGTTCAAATCAGGATTTTTTGTTGATGATTTTACAACAATAGATCTTCAATATAGTAATGAAAGATATAGATCATCAATATTCAAAAATTCTATTAAAAAGGATACATCAGAACTAAGAACCTCAGTTTACCAAACATCTTTAGACTTAAGTTTAGGTTTATTGAATAATAGTGGAAGTTTTATAAATTTATCTGAAGGTGAAGACTCTCAATTTAGTGGCAATATCATAGGAAATAATGTTAGAAGATCTCAGAATCCAGAATCTACTGGAAGAGGATTATTAACTTTAGATTTTATTGAGACTGAAGAAATTAGGCAATCATTTGCTACTCGTGTTGAAAATGTAACACCATACCTTGTTACTTTCTTCAAGGGAATTTTGGATTTAAATCCATCTTCTGATATTTGGTTAGATCAAGTATCACTAGATAAAAAAGATATTGGTGTAATTGAAGGTAGGACAGATAATGTTTCTGTGCAGTTAACTTTTGAACCAGATCCAAACACTGGATGGGCCCCAACTGTGTTTGGAGCACCCGTATTTAATTGGACTTCACAAACAACTAGAGAAGTTTCTAGAAGTCCAATATTCCAAGAAAATGGACAATGGTTCCAAGATGTAGTTACTGCAACGGATAGAGTTGGAACTTCTACAAGAATTGGAACAAGTAATAGAATAACATTCACTGATACTCCCACTTCATTTAATTCAACTACGGTTAAGATTGAAATTGCAACTTATTTAAGATCTAGAAATATTGAATTTATATCTAAAAAATTAAAACCATCGGCTAGAGTATATCCATTCTTTGATAACAGAGATGTTTCTAGTTTTATAATACCAAAACTAATCGAAATATCAATGGTCAGTGGTTCTTTTATTACTGGAGAGGTTATAGAAACTGATAGGCAGGGACAAATTCCACCACTTCCTGGACAATCACAAGCACCATTTATTAGATTCAGAGCAGCAAAACAGAACCATTTTAAAGGTCCATTTGACAATCCATCATCTGTTTATAGAACAAATGTTTATACTAGAGAACCTCTTCAAGAACAATATAGTGCATCATCAACAATACTTAATGTAGATACATTTAGTCTCTCCGATTTAACCATAGGAAACTTTTATGGATATATAAATGTTGGCATGAGATTGGTTGGAAAGTCTAGTGGTGCTGTGGCTACTGTAACTAATATAAGATTGGTAACAGATTCTGCCGGAAATGTTAAAGGATTATTGTGGGTTCCAAATCCAAATATAGCAACAAATCCAAGGTTTGAAACTGGAGAAAAAATATTCAGACTAACCACTGATGCATCCAATATTGTAATTCCCGGAGATTTAACTTCTTTAGCAGAAGATTCTTTCTTCTCTCAGGGCACTATAAACACAACTCAAGAGACTGTAGGAACTATAAGAAATTTCAAAAAAGAAAATGCATTAATTACGGAAACAAAGCCAGCATCGGAGACAATAACAAATCCACCACAGAGAATACCTTTAGGTCCAGCACCATCACCAATACCTGTACCTGTACCAATTCCAATCCCACCACCACCACCAGATCCAGTCCCAACACCAACACCCACACCGATACCGGTTCCAGGACCAGTTCCAACACCAACTCCTACACCAACCCCAACACCCATACCCGTACCACCCGTACCAAGACCACCAACACCAACTCCTACACCAAGACCAACCCCAACACCAACTCCTACACCAAGACCAACACCAAGACCAACTCCTACACCAACACCTACACCCGTACCTTTAGTAGACGTATTTCAACAATTTTTTGCTGTTGGAACTTTCTCCTTTACAGTTCCAGATGGAGTCACATCAATGGGCGCACAAGTTGTTGGTGGTGGCGGCGGCGGCGGATGCGACACTGGTGGTCTATCCGATGCTGGCGGTGGCGGTCAAGGTGGCGCATATAAAGAACAACAATTCACTGTCACACCCGGATCAAAATTAACCATTAAAGTTGGTAAAGGTGGTGCTGGTGCGACTAGTAATGGTCGAGCCCCTAATGGAGAAGATAGTTCCGTTACTGGATCTGGAGTAGATATTAGAGCTAAAGGTGGACAAGGCGGTGACGTCAGTGATGGTGGTAACTTTGGAGGTGCCGGACAACCAGGTAAGCGGGCGGCAAGCACCTCTTTTGCAACGGGTGGATCAGGTGGATCCGCTCAAGGCGCTGGGGGTAATGGAGATACACCAGATTGCTCACCATCCCCACCAGGCACATCTAGAGCCCGTGGTGGATTCGGTGGATTAGGAAAAGCAATAACCGGCGGCGGTGGTGATCGCAATGCATCACCTGGATGCAATACTCTAGAAGGTGGAAGAGGTGGAGACTTTGGTGGTGGCGGTGGCGGTGGCGCCAGAGGGGCTAAAGGTGGAATTGGTGCTAATGGTGGCATTGTCCTATTCTGGAAACAACCACAGTCAACCGCCCTCGGATCAGCTAAGAAGGGTGTTGGAGGCATAGATCCATTAGCACAATCATTTGTTATTTCCGATGTTAATGGAAGATTTGTAACATCCTTAGATTTGTTCTTCCAATCAAAAGATGAAACTCTTCCCGTTATTGTTGAATTAAGACCAATGAGATTGGGAGTTCCAACTGAGGAAATATACCCATTCAGTCAAGTTATTCTGGATCCCGAACAAATTTCAATTTCTGATGATGCTTCCCAAGCAACGAGAGTTGAATTTAATGCTCCAGTATATCTTAAAACTGGTGAACATGCAATCGTAATAAGATCAGATTCAACCGAATATTTCGTTTGGATCTCACAATTAGGTGAAACTGATATCACAACCGTAAATAGACCCGAATCTGAAAGAATAGTTGTTTCTTCTCAGCCAGATATTAGCAGAATTGGAGTCCTATTTAAATCGCAGAATGCTTCTACTTGGACTGCAAGTCAGTTTGAAGATTTGAAGTTTACATTAAACAGTGCGATATTTGTTCCAGAAGGTTCTGTGAGCTTCTTTAGCCCAGAGTTAAATGAAAATAATAATCAAATTTCAAGATTAGTATCTAATCCAATTGAAGTTGATTCAAGAAAAATTAGAATCGGACTAACAACTAACTTATCAGATACAAATGTAAATATTGGAAATACAATTTTACAAAACGGATCAAATGCAAGAGGAAATCTTGTTGGAAAAACTGGATCTGCTTCCGGTAATTTGACAATAGTAAATCCTGGAATTGGATATACTCCTTCAGATGGATCTGCTTTAACATACTTAAGTGTACCTCTCATATCAATAACCGGAAATGGAGTAGATGCAACTGCCGATATTACAATAGGAAGAGGAGGTAGTGGAGATGGTGTTGCTATTGCTGCGACTATTTTTGATGGTGGAACTGGATATGAAGTTGGTGAAGTTGTAAGAGTCGATCAACTTGGAGGATCTTCTGGAAGAAACTTACTGCTATCAATAGCAGGAATATCTTCAGTAAACCAACTCATCATAGATAACGTTCAAGGAGATTTTGTGACTGGAGTTGGAAACACTCTGCAGTATTTGACTGATGTTGGTGGGGTTGGAGTTGCAACAAACTTGAATGGAACCTCAGGAAACATCTTCATTTCGAATAATGGAATACAAACTATAAGTGATGGTTTGCACCTGAGAGTTAATGCATCCAACCATGGTATGCACGCAGAAACAAACCGTGTTCTGATTAAAAATGTACAACCAGACAAGCCTTCTGTCGTTATTTTACAAAACTACCTAAGATCTGAGAGTGGATCATTTAATGTTTCTGATATTTCAGACTTCTTAACATTTGAAGGTGTTGGCGTAAGCACATCAAATCCCGGATATGTTAAAATTAATGATGAAATAATCAGATACACTGGAGTAGTTCCAAACACTCTAACTTTAACTGGAATAACCAGAAATATTGATGATACTCCATCAGTAGACTATGTTGCCAATTTCGCAAGAGTGTTCAAATATGAGATTGAAGGGATATCCCTGAGACGTATTAATAAAGTTCACTTATTACAGGATAGCACCGTAGAAGACTCGATAGGATTGGATTATTTTACTGTAAAACTTGATATGAGCAGTCAAAATGGAACTATGACTGATAGAACTGGTTTTGGAACTTTATCATCACTATACTTACCGACTAGTAAGAATATTGGAGGAAATGCAATATCTGTATCCAGAAATATCCAGTATGAAATTATTGAACCAAATGTATCAACAACTAGTTTGCCAGGAACTTCAATAATTTCTTCGATGAGAAGCGTTAGTGGAACAAGCGTATCTGGAAATGAAGTTTCATTCATAGATCAAGGATTTGAAAGAATTGCCCTTAGGGAAATGAATTATCTTTCTTCCCCAAGATTAATCTGCTCCAAAATTAATGAAGATGAATTGTTGGATGCACTGCCATATAATAAGTCTTTTGAATTGAAATTAAATCTTGTTACAACAAATGATCGTTTAAGTCCCGCAATTGATTTGGATAGAGTTGGTGTAAACCTAACTTCACAAAGAGTAAACAATGTGATTGTAGATTATGCTTCCGACAACAGAGTTTCTACTATTATTGAAGATCCATCTGCATTCGTTTATGCTTCTAAACCAATAGGTTTGCAAGTTCCAGCAACTTCATTGAAATTAATTGTATCTGCTTATGTTAACCAGTATAGTGATCTAAGAGCATTATATGCTACATTGGCAGATCCAAATGATCAACCTATTTTCTATCCTTTCCCTGGATATACAAATCGTTTAGAATCTGGAGAAATTATTGATCTTTCAAGTAGTAATGGACTACCAGATAAGAAAGTTCCTAATAATTCCTTGTTCTCCGAAGGAAATACTCCAGACTACTTTAGAGATTATGAATTCAGTATAGATAACTTGGGAAGTTTCAAATACTTTGCTATTAAGTTGGTTGCTTCTTCAACATCACAAGCATTCCCACCAAGATTAAGGGATCTGAGAGTTATTTCACTTGCATAAAAATAAATTATGAAATATTTAAAAGTAGATGGTCATGACAATTTAGCAAGAGATACTGAAACGGGTGCAATACTTAATTTTGATTTTGATTCATATAAAAATTATATGAAGATGAAAGAGATTAAAAAAAGAGAAGAACAAAGAGTATCTGATTTGGAAAACCAAATAGATACTCTAAAAGGTGATTTGAATGAAATTAAAAATCTTCTAAAGGAGTTGGTAAATGGATCCAAATAAAATTACATTAGAAAGTATTTCTAAATTATTTGAATATGAGAAATTGTCTAGAGATATAGATAGTATAGATGACAATGAAATATTGAAAGATTATGCCAAGGCATATATTAAATTATATCTAAGCCAACAAGAAGTAATCTCCAACTTAGGTCTATAATGGCACAACCATCCACAAGACAAGAACTAATAGACTATTGTAAAAGAAAACTGGGATATCCAGTTTTAGAAATAAACGTTGCTGACGAGCAAATTGAAGATCTTGTGGATGACGCTATTCAGTTCTTTCAAGATAGGCATTTTGATGGTGTAACTCCAACCTTTCTAAAATATAAAGTTACTCAGCAAGATATTGATAGGGGCAGAGCAAAACCACCAAATGGACCTGGAATAGCATCCACTTCTGCTACAGCAAATATAGTTGGAACAGCAACAACGTTTACTTATTATGAAAATAGTAATTATTTGCAAGTTCCACCCGATGTTATAGGTGTTACTAGAATATTTCATTTTGATTCCACAAGTTCTATCACTAACAATATGTTTAGTGTGAAGTATCAGTTATTTTTGAATGATATTTACTACTGGGGATCAACGGAACTTTTGACCTATTCTATGGTTAAAAGATATTTAGAAGATATGGAGTGGCTATTAACCACGCAGAAACAGATAAGATTTAATAAAAGATCCGATAGATTATATTTGGATATTGATTGGTCTACTTTATCGACAAATCAATATTTTGTAATAGATTGCCACAGAGCAATAAATCCAAATGAATCAAATCAAGTTTGGAATGATTTGTTTTTGAAAAAATATTTAACTTCACTGATAAAAAGGCAGTGGGGACAAAATTTAATTAAATTCAATGGAGTCAAACTTCCCGGTGGCATTGAATTTAATGGAAGACAGTTATATGAAGATGGTCAAAGAGAAATTGACGATTTAATGGAAAAAATGTCTAATACTTACGAATTGCCACCATTAGATATGATAGGATAATAATATGCTCAATCCATTTTTTTTACAAGGTTCTATTGGAGAACAAAACCTAATCCAAGACCTTATTAACGAGCAGTTGAAAATTTATGGAGTTGAAGTATATTATTTACCTAGAGAGTATATAACAGAAAAAACTGTTATAAAGGAAGTAATAGAATCTCAATTTAGCAAAGCATACCCAATAGAGGCGTATGTCGATACCTATGAGGGGTATGGTGGGCAAGGAACTATACTATCAAAGTTTGGAATTCAGGAACTTGACGATTTAACTTTAATAATTTCAAGAGAAAGATTCGAGTCTTATATTTCACCATTCATTGCAGGAACTGCAAACACTAAACTTTCAACTAGACCAAAAGAAGGAGATTTGATTTATTTCCCTCTAGGTGATCGTTTATTTGAAATTAAATATGTTGAGCACGAAAAACCTTTTTACCAATTACAAAAAAATTATGTTTATGAATTAACTTGTGAACTATTCCGTTACGGTGATGAAATTATTGATACTGGAATTGATAATATCGATGACAATGTTGAGGAAGAAGGATATATACAAACTTTACAGATGGTTGGATTTGGATCCACTGCATCAGCAATAGCAGGAATAGTTAATGGTGGGGTCAGATTAGTTAAGATTACAAATAGGGGAAGTGGATACAGATCTGCACCATCTGTGCAATTCGGAGCAGCTCCTGGTTCTGGAACAACTGCAACGGGTGTGGCGCAGATGATCAGTGGAATTGTAGATTTTTGTGAGTCTGATCCAAATCTTTTAAGAGTGCAAAGTGTTACTATCACAAATCCAGGAAGCAACTATACAACTCCACCAAAGATTACTTTTAGAAGTAATAAGGGATCTGGTGCAGCAGCAACTTGCTTTATTGGTGATGGAATTGTTGGAATAGTATCTATAACTAGTGGAGGATCTGGATATGCAGCACCACCAACAGTTTCTTTTGCCGGCACATCTTCTCTTCCCGCATACGGTAAAGCAATAATTCAAAATGGAACAGTAACTGGAATTGCAATAACTGATGCTGGACTAAACTACACATCACCACCACAGGTAATTTTTAGTTCACCAGTCTTAACAGGATTTGGAACATATTTTTCAAATGAATCTGTTATTGGTAGTGTAAGTGGTGTAACCGCTAAAGTTAGAACTTGGGATGCAGTAACTCAAGTTTTACAAGTAGCAACAATAACGGGATCTTTTGTGGCAGGAGAAACAATAACTGGACAAAAATCTGGGGCGAATTACACGTTACGAGGTATAAATACTAACAATATTGTTGATAAGTTTGCGGAAAATTCTGAAATAGAAGAAGAAGCAGATTCGATTATTGATTTCAGTGAATTAAATCCATTTGGTAATCCTTAAAATTAGAAGAGAATAAAAAATGTTTGAATATTTTTACCACGAAATATTGAGAAGAACTATTATAGGATTTGGTTCTTTATTCAATGATATTACAATTAAAAGAAAAAATGATTCCGATGATGTTTTTTCTGTAGTAAAAGTTCCTTTGGCATATGGACCAACACAGAAGTTTTTGGCAAGATTGGAACAGGAACCAAACTTAAATAAACCTGTTCAAATAACATTACCAAGAATGTCATTTGAATTCATAGGTTTAAATTATGATCCAACCAGAAAAGTATCACAAACTCAAACATTTTTAAGCACCTCAGTTGAAGATGGTAAAGAAGTTAAAAAGACTTATTTACCTGTTCCATACAATATGGATTTTGAACTTAGTGTGATGACTAAATTAAATGATGATATGCTTCAAATTGTTGAGCAAATTGTTCCTTATTTTCAACCAGCATATACAGTTACTGTCAATTTACTTGATACAATTGGAGAAAAAAGAGACATTCCAATTGTATTAGAAAACATATCTATGCAGGACGATTATGAAGGAAATTTTGACACTAGAAGAGCATTAATTTATACCTTCAGATTTACTGCAAAAACTTATCTGTTTGGACCTGTTTCTGGTGCAAGTGCTGCTGGAGAAATTGTCAAAAAAGTTTCTCTTGGTTTTGTTGCTGGAGATACAAAGGGAGCAAACAGAGACCTTACATATTCAGCAACACCAAAGGCTACAAAAAATTATACAGGAAACTCTATCACATCCCTATCAAAAAATATTGAAATTTCAGATTCTGTAATTGAAGTTGCTAGCACAGTTGGATTTTCTGAAAATCAATTAATTGATATAAATGGGGAAACGATGCAAATTAAAAATATAAATGATTTTGCAAAAGAACTTACTGTAACAAGATCTCTATACAATACAGATTTAGTAGAACATGTATCAGGTTCTCAAGTCTATATTATTGACAGTCAAGATGATGCATTGATAGAACCTGGAGATGATTTTGGTTTTAGTGGATCTTTATTTTAATGAGTTATGAAGATGACAAAAAAGTTTGAAAACCTGAACGATACCTTCAATACAGAAGATTCTACGGAAATTGTAGTTTCTGCAGAATCTTCTGATATTGATATAAAAATTGAAAAAATGTCATCTTCAGTTGATGATGTTAAGAAAGACTATGAATACACTAGAGGAAATTTATATTCAATTATTGAAAAGGGTCAGGAAGCAATAAACGGAATTCTTGAGTTAGCACAAGAAAGTGAAATGCCTAGAGCATATGAAGTTGCAGGACAACTAATAAAAAATGTTGCTGATGCTACAGATAAGTTAATGGATCTTCAGAAGAAATTAAAAGATATTGAAGAAGAAAAAGTTAAAGGTCCAACAACAGTGAATAATGCACTTTTTGTCGGTTCAACAGCAGATTTATCTAAGTTTCTTAAAAGTCAAGTTACTGACGAAAATAAATAGAAATAAAAATGCCATCATTGAAACCCCACTTATCAGTTCAGCAAATAGCAAAGAAACATCGTCTTGAAGTTTCTTTCATACAAAAGCAGCTCGATATGGGGGAACCTATTGAGCATGAGCATACTAAAGATCATAATTTGGCAAGAGATATTGCTCTTCAGCATATTGATGAAATTCCAGATTATTATACTCGTTTGAAAAAGATGGAAGCGGATGCTAAAAAGCATCATAAGAAATTTAAAGATGTAAAGGAAGAATCCAAATCTGGAGATGAAGGTCTTCGTGATTGGTTTGGTAAATCAAAATCATCAGATGGTAAAAGTGGGTGGGTTCAACTTGGTGGAAAATGGGCAGGAAAACCCTGTGCTCGTCAACCTGGACAAACCTCCACTCCAAAATGCGGAAGTTCTAAGATGAAAAGATCACTCTCTAAAGATGAGGAAGAATCGGCTAGAAGAAGAAAGAATCGTTTAGATCCAAATCAACCAGAAAAAACTGGTGGAGCAAAACCAACCAACGTAAGAACTGAAGAAATGGATTTACAAGAAGTAAAAGATAAACCAGGTAAAGGTAGTGGTAAAAAAGATGCTTGTTATAATAAAGTAAAATCTCGTTATGATGTTTGGCCAAGTGCATATGCTTCTGGAGCACTTGTAAAGTGTCGTAAAGTTGGTGCTGCAAACTGGGGAACTAAAACGGAGGAAACTAACATGCAAGAAGAAGAAAGATATTGCCCTCTATGCGATAAGAGGGAAACAAAATCAGAATGTGCATATGGAGAAAAGGCGTGGGACAAAGTCTCCGTTAAAGATGAAGAGTATTCTATGGTCAGATCTGAACTTAAAACTCTTATGGATGCTGCGAAAAGATTGAATGCAAAAGTGGGCAAAGGTGAAGGTAATCTAGAAGCATGGGTTCAATCAAAGATTACCAAAGCTGCTGATTATATTGATACTGCTGCTGATTATGTAAACAGTGGTGAAATGGAGGAACAAAAAATAGTTGATAAAATTGTAGATGAAATGAAGTGCTGGCCTGGATATAAAAAGAAGGGAACACAAAAACTATTTGGAAAAACTTATAATAGATGTGTAAAAGAGGAAGATGTAACCATCGAAGATGCTGATGGAAATACTTTTGCTGAAGTTGTGGATGTTATTAAACCTGAACCAATCAAAGGATTCAAATCACAAATAGAAGAAGCAACAAGATTACCTGCTCAGACTGGAAATATTGTTGCAGTGACTATTTCTTGGAGGGGCAAATACTATTCCTTAAAGATGTTTTTCCCACAAACTAAACTCCCATCAAGAAAAGAAATTAATGATGAACTGCAAAAGGTTTATCCAAATTCTAGAGTTGTATATCATGCAGTCTCAGAAATTCAACCAGGTCAACCACTAATTCAAGCATTTGGACCTCAGGGTGGAAGTTCCGCAAAACCAGGACCAAATATTAATTACGTAAAACCAATGAATGAAGAGATTGAAGTTGATGAAGATTGGCAAAAAGTAAATCGTCAGGATAAAACTGATGGTTTAAGTCCTGCTGCCGTAAAGGCATATCGCAGAGAGAATCCAGGTTCAAAACTCAAAACTGCTGTTACCACACCCCCCTCAGAATTAAAACCAGGTTCGGCAGACTGGAAGAGAAGAAAAAATTTCTGTAGTCGTTCTAGAAGTTGGACTGGAGAAAGAGGTAAAGCAGCACGCAAACGCTGGAATTGTAATTAATAAGTAGAATTTATTATGTCTGATGTATATCTTGGTAATCCGCTTTTAAAAAAAGCAAATACTCCTATTGAGTTTACTCAGGAGCAAATCATTGAATTTGTCAAATGCAAAGACGATCCGGTTTACTTTGCAAATAATTATGTGAAGATTGTGACCCTTGATCATGGTTTGCAGACTTTCAAACCATACCACTTTCAAGAAAAGTTAATCAATAATTTCCATAAAAACAGATTTAATATCTGTAAAATGCCTAGACAGACTGGAAAGTCTACAACCGTAGTTTCATTTCTATTGCACTATGCTGTTTTTAATGACAATGTAAATATTGGTATTCTTGCAAACAAAGCAGCAACTGCAAGAGAACTTTTGGATAGATTGCAAACTGCATATGAAAATCTCCCAAAATGGATGCAACAGGGAATTATCGCTTGGAACAAAGGTTCTCTAGAACTGGAGAATGGTTCCAAGATTCTTGCTGCTTCCACATCGGCATCTGCTGTGCGAGGAATGTCATTCAACATTATCTTCTTGGACGAATTTGCGTTCGTTCCAAATCATATTGCAGATGATTTCTTTAGTTCAGTATATCCAACAATTTCTTCCGGTAAATCTACAAAAGTGATTATTGTTTCTACCCCCAAGGGTATGAATCACTTTTATAGAATGTGGCATGATGCCGAAAGAGGAAAGAATGAATATGTATATACCGATGTTCATTGGTCCGAAGTTCCAGGTAGAGATGAGGCTTGGAAAGCACAGACGATAGCAAACACTTCTGAACAACAGTTCAAAGTTGAGTTTGAATGTGAATTTTTGGGATCTGTTGATACTTTGATATCACCGAGTAAGTTGAGATCTCTAGTTTATGATGCTCCGAAGAAAACTAATGCTGGTTTAGACGTTTATGAAGAACCGAAGGAAAATCACGATTATTTGATGACCGTGGATGTTGCTCGTGGAGTTGGTATTGATTATTCGGCATTTACTCTGGTTGATATAACTACCTTCCCACATCAAATTGTTGCTAAGTATAGAAATAATGAAATTAAACCTATGCTTTTCCCCAACGTCATTGTAGATGTTGCTAAAAATTATAACAACTCTTATATATTATGTGAAGTAAATGATGTAGGAGATCAAGTAGCATCAATTATACATTATGATTTAGAGTATCAAAATCTTCTTATGTGTTCTATGAGGGGAAGGGCAGGGCAAATTGTTGGGCAAGGATTTTCTGGAAAGAAAACTCAATTGGGAGTTAAGATGTCCAAAACAGTAAAGAAAGTTGGATGTCTTAATTTAAAAACTATGATTGAAGAGAACAAACTTCTTTTCAAAGATTATGAAATTATGAGTGAGTTGACAACTTTCATACAAAAACACAATTCATTTGAAGCTGAAGAAGGTTGTAATGATGACCTAGCAATGTGTTTGGTTATCTATGCTTGGTTAGTTGCTCAGGACTATTTTAAAGAACTAACTGATCAAGATGTTAGAAAAAGATTATATGAAGAGCAAAAAAATCAGATAGAGCAAGACATGGCACCATTTGGTTTTATTGTTGATGGAACAGAAACAGGAAGTTTTGTTGATAATGATGGGGATAGGTGGTATGCCGATGAATATGGTGATCGTTCTTATATGTGGGATTATATGTAATGGACGTCGATGATCAGTTTGATTTAGATCACTTATTTTTAACCGAAAGGAAATGCAGAACTTGCAAAATTGCAAAAAGTTTAACTGATAGTTTCTACAGAATTAGAAAAAATAATACTTTGTCTTCATCATATTCATATGAATGTAAGGAATGCACTATAAAAAGAATGATAAAATCTAAAAAGAAGAAAAGATACTCCTCAGAATGGCAATATCCTGATTGGTAGGAAGTGGTTCATGCATCGTTTCCCCCCTGAAATAAGTCTTTTTAATAAATATTTTTTAGATAAACTGAGAGTTTTAGGAGAAAAACATGGCGACTCCTCAATTATCTCCTGGTATACTTATTAGAGAAGTTGATTTAACCGTAGGGAGAGCCGATAATGT